CTACTACTGCGCCTCCCCATATACTGATAGTGCCTCGTCTAGATTTATACTCGTAGCCATCTGAACCTAACTGTAAGTCAGGGTAGGTAATGTATAGACCATTAGGTAACTTAATCCCTTTAGGTTCTACTAACAGACACTTGCCTGAGCCTAAGTAATACGGGAGCCGGTCAACCGGCCATGATGCGATGTCTCGTAAGGCTCTGTCGCACTCGTCCCATAGCTTAACTACCTCATGATTAACTTCACGATATAGTTTAACCAAGCGTTTACTTTCTATCTCATTAACTTCAATGCCGGCGTTAAGTTTTAGTACACCCTTAAGCTTGACATGGCCTGTGCCATACCCTAACCCAAGTATGCAAGTCTTACCCACTGCTCGCTCTTTCTTATTTCTTTTATTAATTGTTTTCTTATACACACGAGAGGCGAAGTCACAGTACACATCTTTGCCTTGTCGATACAGTTCTACTTGGTCGTGTTGTCCGGCAAGCCAGACTAATATACGAGCTTCGATCTGTGAAGAGTCAACATTAAGTATCACATGATTGTCAGGGGGTAGGATTGCATTCTTTAATGCTTTCTTCTTAACATCACGACTCGGTAAGTTCTGGAAGTTTACTTTGTCTGCTCCACTCCACCGGCCAGTATGTGCGCCGTAGTATTTAAGTGGGATAGGTAAGCGTCCTTGATTCCTTTCTCCGATGTCTATAAATCTTTGTATGCGTGACTCTTCTATCGTAGACTTCGTGCCTAGTCTGACTGCACATAACTCTTGCAGTATAGGGTTGTCACTTTCTTGTAGCTCAATGAACCCCGCGTCAGTCTTAGCTAAAGCGTAGGTTTCTTTCTCGGTAGTAGGGGATACCTTCATTGGCACAGGAATGTGCATGTCTTCTAATATCTTAGCGAACTGTATGTTACTTGCTAACTTCTTCCTGACTGCCTCTTCGGTGTCACAGTCTAAGGTTTCCATTAACCCTTTTAACATTAAGGTCTTTTCTTCTTTTAGTTCCTTGAGTCTTTCTTCTAGTAATTTATCATTGACGCGTAGTATAGGTAGTATGAACATCCTAAGTGTAATATCAATGAGTTTCAATTCGGCTAAGGGAAATCCTTTAGACAGGATTTTGAATAGGTCGTAAGTAAGTCTTACATCGTTCTTACAATACTCCCCGTACTGACGCAGTTGGTGTTCCGGAAAGTCTTCTAGTCGCATACCTATTGCTTGCAAGACTTCGTTTCCTTTCTCGCCTATCTGATAGCGTTCAGCTAATGCTTTAAGTGAACCTCCGGCTTCTACTCCATGTTTGGCTCGTGCCATGCATAGAGTATCGAGGTAGGCTACTGGCTCGTGGCCATAAGCCCATTTAAGTATTGCTCCATCAAACTGCGTGTTATGACACATGAGCATTGTGTTACGCCAATCAATGGCACTCAGCCCTATAGATGCCTGTTCTCCGGCATACCATACGGGCTTGCCATCATCTATCTGAATCGCTACTCCGATCACTTGGAACTGTGGGTTCAGTATGTATTCTTCTGTTGTGTACTTGCGTAGGCCATAGCCTTTTGCATAAAATGTTTCAAAGTCAATCGTTACTACTTGCATGGTTTCCTCTCATTTTTGCAGAAGCCTTGTAGCTCCCGTGTATGTCCACAATACCACTTTTTAAAAAAGAACTTAGCGTTCTTCTCGCCACATTTGTGACAGATTCTTTCTTTTCGTTGTTCTGTTTTAAAACTCATATTGCATATGTTGCTGTGTGTTCATCACGACATTGGGCATTACACCACCGTCTTCTATCTATAACGGGAGTGCCACACCAAATACATTTGCCAGTATCGTTCTCTTCAATCGAAGTGTTGACTGTCTTAAGGGTAAACTTAAGTCGAGCCTCCACTTCAGCATTAGCTACATCTATTTCGTCGGCCATTCTTTTGGTATTCCTAATCTACCCCAAGAGGTATTTTTTCTATTGGTGTGTCTTTTCTCAGGCAACTCTATTAGCCCTTGCTTGCCAAATTCTAGTAAGGTAGAGTATGCAACGCCTGTTGCTTCAGCTAACTTAGTGCGACTAAAGTTCGGTCGTTTTTCTTGCCATTCTTTAATTAGTCTGACTGCTTCTTCTTTATTTTCTGGTGTCATTATATTCCTTATGTTTCCCATTGTTATTCCTTTCATTTTCTATTCGTTTGTTAGCGTACCATATCATTTTCTCTAAATCCTCAGTAAGATTGTTTTTGTACATACTTCTTAGTAGGTATTTCCCACATTGCCACAGGAGTGGATCTTTAGGAAAAAACTCTTGAAGAATCTCAATCACTTCCCACTTGTGTTTAGTATAGTGAGACGGGTTGTTTACATTATCTTTTTTCATATTAAGCGTTTAAGGACTTCCTCTAATGAATCTACATTATGTTCATCAATTACAGTTGAGTACCCTCCAGCTTGTTTTATCAAGGTCAGGTGTTTGTTTTGTAAGGCCGTTGCTTTGTTGCCGTTGGCTTTACATTCAATCCCTAGAAACAATCCTTTATGACAGGCAATAATATCGGGTACGCCACTTGCTCCATACCCTCCTGTAGCTGGCATACAATGGTAAGCCCCTGCCTTATCTAATATACTTTTTACTTTAATCTTGACTTTCTTTTCGGGTGTCATGCGAATCCTTGTTGATTGTTATACCCCTATACTATACATCGCAATTACCACTTGGACAATGTTGTCCACGAGACAGAATTTCTTCTGCCAAGTCATCTGATATTTGCCTATGTTCTTCCTCCTCAATTTTAGATTCGATCGTGTCTACTAACTCTTGGTTCTTTAAAACAATCGACAATTCCTCGATGATACGATTGGCCTCAACGGTTTCTTCATTACCTATACTGTGTGTATTTAATAAGACTACAAAATCCTTGAGCAATCTGCGAATGTCTGTAAGTAAATGGTGTTCCATTAGTGTGTCTCCGTTAAGTCGATGTCAGGCTCAAAGGTAATCATGTCATCGTCATCGTCTAGTATCTCAACGGGTTTCCCTTGCTCTAAGTGATACATTACATTGTCTGCAAGTGTTTCGCGTGAGTAAGTATCTAACTCAATACCTTTCTCACTTACTAACACATCGCTTCCGTCTCTCATAACCACGCTGAAAGTAACCTCTTCAACATGAATATAATCTATGTCTTCTGCTTTTATCTTAGACATGTTCCACCTCGTATTTTTTAATTGGAACATTAGTATCGGGGATTTCCTCAGTCATGTCAAGTAAGTCATCATGCTCTTGTCTTTCCTTGAGCCAAGACTTGAAGTCTTTGAGTGCTATCTCAGGAGTGACTTGCTTATGCCATAACAATTCTAGTATCCCACTCATACCTCCGATCACTCCGAGTAAGTCATGACGGGTGGCCTTGTATATCTCTTGGTCAGCACCAAAGTAGTCGTATATGTCTTGCTCAATATAATCAATCTGTTCTTTACTCATAGCCGTTCTCCTTTTTTATTATCCGATAATTATATTTATCCTCTTCTATTCCATCTTCAAGACAGTCTTTAAGATGTTCTTTTACACTATTCTTTGCGTCCTCGTGAGACTTAAAGGTTTCTGTTAGTCCATCAACAGTCCAAAGATTTTTCCACCCGTCACAAAGTGTATATGTTTGCACTTCCCATTTACTCATAGCCGTTCTCCTTTTTGTTTTGAATGTTATAATCAATAAATTCTTTGTGGTCTACTTCATTTTCAACAAAGATTAAACAATCCATTGCTAATTCTAATTTTTCTAAAACTTCTTCGTGTGTCCAATTAGGACTATCCCCCCTAATCATTTCACATAGTTCTTCGTACTGTTCAGCAGTCTCCAAGATTTTACTCATAGCCGTTCTCCTTTTTTAATCTCTTCACTTTCTTGTTCTGCGTATTCTTTAGCAAAGGCTATTAGTTGATTCATTGCTTCTAAACTAGGTGCGTATGAATAACCAAAATTAATTATGCTAGATAAAACACCCGCCATGTTATTAGCGTCAGGCATACCATTAGTTTTCTTTCCTAATTGGTCAATCAAATCTATCCCTAATTCATACCCTACATTAAATCCTTTTTCAGTATCACCTTTTTTATTCTTCATTTGTTATCTCCTTTATATCATCAGTTTGAAATCCCTCATGGTCTACTATATGAGAATCATTAAGGTCTAAAACCTTATTGTATGCTTTCTCTTCACTTTCCGCCTCTACAACTATCTCATAGCGAACTATCTCACTACAATATAACTTAAAATTCTTCATTATTTTTCTCCCTTGCCTCTGCTCTTAATGTTAGTTTTCTTTGCTTCATTAAAAACATAACCTGTTTATAATTAAATACTTCAGGTGTTTCATCTGCTAATTTCCACATCAAGCCGTCAATCTTACGAGCAATGACTTCATGGTCTGCTTCAGTTAGCTTCTTCCACTCTTCATCACTGACTGAAACTTTATACATTCGTTCTTTCTGTTCGTCTGTAAATCCCCACTTTTTTGGTTCAGGTGGGACTGGTGGTTTCTCACCCATCATATAGACCTTGTCGTAATGTATTCCTCTTCTAATAGTAGTAGTCATTATTCATTTTCTCCAAAAGGGTCATAGTCACCTAGTTCTGATATTCTTAATAGTTCCTCACCCCAATCAAGAGTTTCCTCCTGTTCATCTGGGTTACCATTATAATATATGTACTGGTCATGTTTGTGTTCGTCAAATAATTCCATTAGTTATTCTCCTGTATATCATCAGTTATAAATTCATCTACCACTTGTGCGACATCATCAGGTAAATCTGTAATATCAATGTCATCACCACTTTCATTAGTGGCGACTATCTTCCAAGATACTATCTTTCTATTAACAACACTTTGCATTGTTTCTGCGTCTTTAATATTAATATTCCATTCGTCCATATCCATTATATAAATCTCCATAATATAAACGCACCGAGTGTGCATACTACACCTAAAATGAATCCTAGTATTCTATTATTTCTATTCTTTATCTGTTGTACCTCATAATGACTAAGGTATGTTTTATTTATATAGTTCATTTTACTGGTACTCCTTTTTGGTTAATGTAACTTTACTGCGAAACTATTATTGCATAGGTTAATATCACTTGTCAACAACTTTATAAATATAAATTATCTTGTCTTTTATTGTAAATACTTTCATTTATACTTGACTTTGACCTATGAAATATGATAAAATATTACCTTTATTGATTGAATTTAATTTTCTGTTGTATCATGGCTCTCAAAGCCATGTGTGTTATAAGAAAATGAGTATCACATGTATTTTATCTTTGTATGATATCTCGGCTACACCTATAATATAAAATCAAAACAGTGACATCTTTATTATTCTACACTATTCTTTCTTAGTACATATTTATTATTTTATCTTTTATCTATCTTATCCCTTGCATTACTTCTTATATAAGCGTATAATTACACTATTAGGAATAATTATATCCCGAACATATACAATTCCACCTAACATCACACAAGGCTCACTACGAGTCTTTTTTTTATCTGGTACTAAGGTATCAAGTAGGCACAAAAAAGCCCTACAGCGTTAACTATAGGGCTTGATTTTGCTAGATTATTCTAATAACATTGAATAGCTAGTTTATAATTTTGTTCCACCTTTTGTCTTGCTATAATTATAGCCTTTGATTTATCACAACCTATATTAGTTAAGTCTACGACATATTGATTAAACATATTAGATA